CTCCTTGAGAAAACTATGTGACATTATACTTAAGCGTCTAGAACTCTAGCACCCGAAGCGGCATAACCAGCCTGAGTGTGAGCAGTTGCTGCTAAGTATTTAACTGACATTTCGTCACCTGTCAGAAGGTCAGTTCCGTGAGCTGCAAACTCTACAGAAGCTGAGATTAGGTCTCCTACTTCAACTGTTGGAACAGTTAAATGAGCCTTAGGCATATTAAATTCAACACCTGGTGCTGTAAAGTCATCTGCCTCCATGCCTTCGTTGTCTGTATCGACAGTTCCTGATACACCCATGAATAAACGTAAGTCAAATACGTTAGTCACGAGGTCAGTCGCTCCCGCTAAGTCAGTTAAAAGCTGGTTTGAACCATCTGCTTTGGTATCAAGGTACATGGTTAAAGAACCACTTACTACCCTAGCACCAGTAAAAGAACCGATTGGTTTATCGATAATTCCGATAGTTTCTGGTGTTACATAAGTAACATTATTTGCGATAGTTAGAGAACCACCTGTGATATTGATATCATAAGTTCTGTTATCTAAACCACCTGAAGCTGCTCCACCACCCTGTGCGTCAGCATCAAGATATAAACTTGAAAGTTTATTTCTTAAATAGTCAGCATCACTTGGTCCAGTAGTATCTGCGTAATTAAATGTTTCCGCATGAGTATCTACATTAGAACTAGTTGGTGTAGCTGCTGAAGTTCCCTGAATAATATGTTTTGAAGGGTCTTCAATTGCTTCTGTGACTTGGTCAATAGTAGTAGCATTACCAGACCATGTAATCTGTGCTATACCATCAATTGAAAAGTCTACTTCTGCTTGGTTAATCTGTGCTTGATTTAACCTGTATGTTGTATTTTCTAGTGCAAAGTATAAGTTGAGTTTCATAAGTTCGTGAACGTCTGATTGGTCAAACTTACATAATGAGCCAAATTGTGTACCAGTAGTTACTTCAACACCAGCTCCTGCTGCATTTGATGCATTAGGTAATCCAGTTCCTGATAAAGCTGCCCATAGTATATTCTCACAACAGTCGAATGTTCCGTCTGCTCTGAAACTATTTGCACCATGTTTAAACGGTCTGACATATGTGCCAAATGACCATTCTGCAGGTGGTAAAGAATCATTAAATCTTTTTGAACCCCTGTTTGGTGCAGCACCTGCTTCTGATATGGTTACATCAGTTGAATCACTTCCTTGTGAGAAGCTATATCCATCTAATACACCAATTCTAAAAGTATTACAGTCTACTTCGTTTCCTTTGAACTTACCTGTTCCTGTTCTTGAACCATCTGCAGTAAGAGTAGCTGCGATTGAATCGACAGTTACAACTAACCCTGATGCTGAACCATTGTTGGTTCCTGCATAGTTTTCTACAGCTGTTTCGGTAGCAGTTTCCGCTGCGGCGAACGCTGCTCCCCTAAAGTTATTAGGGATACCAATAGTAGCGACTGGTCCTGTTGAAGAACCGCCAGTAATACTTAGAACTATACACTTAAAGCCAGTACCGCTACCACTAGTTGTTCCTAGTGTTACGATATCGCCTACAGCATATCCTGTTCCTGGTGTACTTACATGGGCAGTTTTTACTCCACCAGTAGCACCAACTCCATTTACGGAGCTGACAAATACTTTGGTATTTCTCGATAGATTTAAAGCCATTGCTTTCTCCTATTTTTACTTTGAAAGTACTTAGCTAGATGTTTATCAGCTGTGTAATTTCGTTTAATACCTGCACTCCACATTCAATTCTCCGATTCCTAAAGGTGCTAGTACACCCTCATCGGTAGACATCGACTGTAAAGTTAAGGAAGTCGTTGTTAAGTGAGGACTTACAGTATCATCGTAAGTCATCACATCATTGTTGTCGATAACTCTTTCAATGTCTTCCATTAATTGAGCTAAGACTTCTTGTGGGTCGTCTTGGTCTTCAACATAAACTCTTATATCTAGACTAAGAAACCTCCACTTAAATTCACCTGGCTGATATTGTCTTGTTTCATCTCCAGCTACCACACAAACTTTGGGGAACTCTTGAATATCATCTAAAAATATCATACCTCCATGGACATTTTGAAAAACATTTGAGTTATTAGGAAACTGTCCATCAATTCCTTTAATTTTTTTTACTAATGCATCTACTAATCTTTTTCTTGCTGTTCTGTACTGTGATGCCATTATGTTCTCCTACCTCTAATAAAACGCTCTCCAGCTATTTCTAAGGCTAAATTTCTTATACTTTTAGATATTAATGGTTTAGGATTATATCCTGTAGGCCATCTTATTTTACCTTCATTTTCAAATGTAGCATAAGGACTTGTCATATAGCTGTAGTCTCCCATTATACCTTTTGGTGTTCTCATTAACTTTGTTAAATGAACACTGTTTGAAAACCTACCAGTTTGATTTCTTAATGCAGGTCTTCCCATGTTTCTTCTAACTTCTGCGGGCAATCTTTTTTGTATCTTTAATCTTAGTTCAGCTAGTTGTTTGAAATCAGACT